CGAGGCGATGGACGGTCAAACAATCGCTAAAGGCGAGTACTTCATCGTCAATGGCGAAAGTTGCCGTTATCCTCGTGACCCTAGGTTATCTGCTCGAGAATCGATTCATTGTCATTGTTTTGTGGAGCCGGAATTCAATCCAACTGTATGAACCTTTTAGTCAATAAGCTTTATAGTGACAGGGCCATCTATATAAATATCGCCTATAAAATCAAAATTGATCTCTTGTGATGTAAACTGTTCAAACCTTTTGTCATTGGTTTTTAAAAAAATTACTCTTAAAGTATCTACTACTTTAACTTCAATGAAACCTCCGTGCTGATTTGTTTCTATATGCTGCTTGTTTGGATTGCTGGCGCTAATCGCTATCATAAAAGTTCCTCCTTTGTAAATTGGCAGACCACTTGCCAATATCTTGATTATATAACTTTATGAAGCGTTTGCAATGAAAGGAGTGATAATGATGGAAAAATAAAATAATAAATCGATAAAAATTCCAAATTGCGTGGATACAATATTGTCAGCGATCGACATTCCAATAAGAAAACTTTGAGATGCGATGAATTTTGGAATTTTACGAATCCGTAAAACCATTGAAAGGTGGTGAGAAAATGCGAAAACTAGAAAACGTTCTTGTAACACATGTTTCATATGTAGATAAGGCAGCCAATAAGAAATCATTCTTTCTTACTAAGTCTGCCGAATCATTAAAACCGACTTTTGAAACAGAAGTTAAGCTTGTTACCAAGGCTGACGATCCTCAAAAGCTGGTATATGGTGTTGTTTATGAGCCAGACGTTGAAGATGTTCATGGAGATTACATGGATGCTGAGACGATTGAGAAAGCCGCTCATGGATTCATGGCTGATTATCAACAAATTGATAAACAGCACGATTTCACCACAAATGCCGGAAAGGTGGTGGAGAGTTATGTTGCTCCTGTAGATATGAATATTGGAGATACTACAATTACAAAAGGAACGTGGGTGCTTGTCACTAAAGCTACTGATGAAATGTGGGAATCGATCCAGAAAGGTGAGTTCACAGGTTATTCTTTAGCCGGAACTGCTCAAGTCGAAGAAGTTCAGAAGCAGACTGCCGATAACTTTGAAAGAGGTAAAACCTATCGTGATGTTAATGCGGCGATCGATGCTTTCAGATCGGCCTCTTGGTCAATCTTGGACAACTACACAGACAGCGATGCGGATAAAGTCGCCAGCATTCAGTCGGAAATCGGCGAGTTATCCACACTTATCGGCACAATAAATACAACTAAATCAATTACCAAACAAGGACTAATCGAAACGGTTAAGTCCTTTTTTAGTACAAATAAATCCGAGGAGGATGAGGAAATGACAGAAGAACAGTTAAAAAAAGCACTCGGCGAAGCGCTGAAACCAGTAAACGATCGTTTATCAGTTTTGGAAAAAGGCGATAAATCAGATGAAAAACCAGAAACAGCGAATTCAGAAGCTAGCGTTGAATTAGATGCTGATGCTATTGCTAAGGCTGTATCAGAAGCCGTGGCACCTTTGAATGCGAAGATTGAAAATCTTGAAAAATCTCGAATCAGCAACAATGCAGAACAAAATTACACAGAAACAGTTGAGAAATCGGTTGTACCATCTTATGTGGACGCTGCTTTCCCAATTTCTGAATAAAGGGGGAAACACAAATGACAAACGTTTTATCGAACGAAACATTGATCAAACAAATGAACGCAATCTTGAAAGCTGGTAACAATGTTACCTTACGTGAAGACAATGCTCGAGCGTTCTTCTTAGATGCAGTTGCAACTGCAGGAACTATCGGGAAATTATTTGTCCATTTTGCAAAATCAGGGTCAGGATCTTTGGATAAATTAGGTGTTAAAAAGCGTACATTGAAAAAACATCTAGGTATTAACACTGAAGATACTGGCACGGATATCAAAGAAGAAGACACAGTACCATTCTCTCTTGTTCCGGTTTACTTGGATACATGGATCGAGAACAGCAATACATTTTATACTGCTCGCACTCGTGGACAAGATGTCCGTCAAGCGTTGGTTTCACTAATGCAAGCCCAGTATGCAGCGGATTTACAAGATCTAGCTTTTAATGGTGATGAATCTTCATCTGATGCATTCGTGAAGTTAAATGATGGGTACATCAAAATGGCTAAAGCATCTGCTGAAGTAAAAGTAGAAGGTGCAAAATTGCCGACTATTCAAGAACTAACTGCTGCAACTGCTAGAATTGAACCGAAATATTTGCGTCAAGGAACATTTAAGTTCTTTATGTCCCAAGCGACAGCTACGAATTACGTTGTTGAACTACAAAATCGCACTACTGCTTTGGGAGATGCAGTATTAGTGGACGGTGCCCTACGCAATATTGGTGGATTTGGAGTCGAAGTTGTTGAGTCTATGGAAAACAATGTAATTCTGTTCACTCCTTATGAAAACCTCGCTGTTGTTTCTGGTTTGACTGTTACATTGACAACCGCTGCTCAAGACAGCCGTGCCGTTGCAAAACAGGCAACATATCACTTCATGCTTGATGATATAGACTTCATCATTCGTGAACCTAAAGCACTAGCTTACTTCGGTATTGATGCTACTCCAGAAGGATAAGAAAAGGGAACGGTGAAAAAAATGGCAAAATACAACGTTTTAAAAAAATTCCGTGATAAAGAAACTAAAGAAGTGTATGAAGCAGGGACGGTCATTGATATGACCGTTAAACGTGCTGAAGAAGTTGCTGTAAATCTAGATGATTCTTTCTTAGAACGTGTTGAAGAAAAGAAAGATGACAAAAAAGCCGGCAAAGACGATCAGAAGGAAGACAAAAAAGAAAAGTAGGTGAAGATCATGTCTGAACCTTATGTTGATGAAGTCTTTTATAAGGATGATTACGAGGGAACCCCTGTTGATGATAAGGACTTTTCTCGTCTATCCAAAAGGGCTTCGGACATTATTGATTCTTTGACAAGCTATCAAGTGCCTAAAATTGGTTTGGATAAATTTTCCGAACATGTACAGCTGCTGATTAAAAAAGCATGTTGTGCTCAAATTGAATACTATCAAGTTGAAGGTATAGATCTTGATGTTACAGGAAATACTTTGAGCGGTCAGAGTGCTTCTATTGGTGGGTTTAGCTATTCTGGCGCAACAACGTCAACGAGTAAGCAAGTTAATCGGGTCGCTCCGAGTTGTCTTTCATATTTAGAAGGAACCGGTCTTTTGAGAAAAAGGAGTGTGAGGATCGGTGTCATTTAAGCCAATACCTAAACACTTGTTGATCCATGAGGTTATCTATCAAGCTCCAAAGCCTGATGATGATGGCTCAATGGGAAGTGGTGAACTGCCTAAACCACAAAAGATTGAACATGTAAGGTTTACTCCTAAGCGAAAAAGAATTGTAAAAACGGATAATACAGAGGTTTTGACTAACGGCATTTTGTACGTCGATGCTGTTAATTCAAAACCTTTTGTAAATCCTAGCGAGGACGGAACAATTACATTTCAAAACCGCAAACTAAAAATCGTTGAATGCTACGAGGTGTTCACTGACCAATTAAATCCACATCATATTGAGGTGATGTTGCAATGAGCGGGAGATTTGAAGGTAATTTCGATCGTATTGAGAGAGCTATCGAATTCGCTCTGAATCCGACATCAATCGCATTTGCTAAAGCGGCTAATCAGTATGTTAAGAAAGACACTGGGGCAACCGAAGCTAGTGTTTGGGTTGATAGTGATTTCCCAAAAGGAAAACTGGTATGGGGCACAGATTATGCTGGGTACGCATATTATAGGGGAACTCCCTCTAAAAACCACAATCCTCAAGCATCCATACGATGGGCTGAGGTTGCGAAAGCTCAAGATATGGATGAAGTACTAAAAGTGGCGGAAAAATCAATTAAGGAGGCTCTGTGATGGATTTATTTGCACGAATTGCTGAACACTTACGCTTATTAGAACTTGAAACACCAAGAGTAACAAGCACTGGTAAGCAAATCATATGGTGATTATTGATAATGGTGTGTTACTGAATGAATTTCGGGGGTTGCTGACAAATGGATATGTGCAGTTGTTCTTGTGGATAGTGGTAGGAGATATCGTGACAGGACTTTGCAAAGGAGTATTTATCAAAGACGCTAATAGTACAAAAGGATTACTCGGCATTGTTAAGCATATGCTAGTTGTGTGCTTAGTGATCATTGCTTATCCGTACCTAAAGATTATGAATCTCGAGACGTTTGCGACCGCATTCGTCTTTTTCTATATCGCAGTTTATGGAATCTCAATTATTGAAAATCTTGGACAACTGGGGATTCCAATTCCAAACTGGGTAAAAGAAAGACTAACTAAGTTACAAGATAGTAATGAAAATCCAAAACCTAAAGTAACAGAAATAAAAATCGATTATGGTGATGGTCAATCTGAAACCCAAGCTCTGGATAGTAAAAATGTTCCAGACTATGGCGATGGCCAAGAATTTACAGAAAAGAAGGAGTAGCCGATCGGCTGCTTCTTTTTTAGAGAGGATGATTGATATGAGTTTCATCAAATACGAGTATATCAATATTAATGAGTACTCAAGACCAGTAATCAGGAATAACGGTATTGATGGTATCGTTATGCACTACACCGCCAGCAATGGTGGCACCGCACGCAATCACAAGAACTATTTTAATAATCTTAAAGGAACCTATGCTTCTGCTCAACTGTTTATAGATGATATTGAAGCACTCTGTATCATTCCCTTGAATGAAGTTGCATATCACGCTAACGAAATCAGCAAATACAATGCAGATGGTTCACGCTATCGTCCACTGTATTCTAAGATAGGCAACGCCAACTATTCAACGATCGGTGTTGAAATGTGCTTAGACAAGAATGGAAACATTACGGAAAAGACATTCCAAAATGCTGTGAAGGCTGTCAAAGAATTGATCGCCATTTATCCTCATATTACGAGAGAGAAGATTTGGCGCCACTTTGACGTAACAGGCAAAAACTGTCCAGCTCCTTGGGTGGCAAAACCAAGTGAATTCGAACGATTCAAGAACGCAGTTTTCAGCAATACAAGCAACAACACACAAGCAAACACACCACAAATTCAACCAAAGAAAGTAGGAGAAACCATGTTACTATTTAGAAATCAAAATGATCCGAAAGTTTACTTTTTGACAGGAAACAAATTTACTCATGTGAAAACAGAAGGCGACTTGAAGAAAATCCAAGCGATGATGGAAAAAGCAGGCTATGAAACTTGGATTCACACAGATCCAGTTCAAGTTGCGTATCTCCGCAAAGTAGCAACAGAAGCATAAAAAATCGCCCACTAAAAATAAAAAAGTGGGCGATTTTTTTATTAATAGTACAAAGAAAGCTTTCAATTAAATTGTTTGTTTTGATTTGCAGCCGATAGTTCCTTTACAATAAAACTTAGAAAAAAGAGGAATTAGATGCAATTTTTCGAGTGATCGAAAAGCGAAAACTATTAATCTGTTTTTTATTCCCTCTCCTTTTAGTTCATTAGATAAAGGGTTGAGTGTACTATCAAATTTCCTGTCAGAAATCCATTTTTTAATTCGTTTATGTTCAATTAGAAAATCATTTCTATGAGCCTGTCTTCCTGAGAACAGAAGGAACCAAACATAGTAACGCTTAATAAAGTATTTTAAGTAGGCATCTGATTGACCATGTGCAGCTTCAATTAACTTATCTAATAAGAAAAGAATATCAATATCTTTATTAAAACCTTTTTGACAAGTATTTGAGATACTGTGGCCATTAAAATACCAATTATATCCTACATAATCAATTGACACTATTTTTTTGGTGTTGCTGAATACTTTTAAATTAAAGTAAACATCTTCACCAATTGGATAATCTAAGAATAAGATATTGTTGTCTATCAAAATCTGGCGATTATAAATTTTTGCCCACGGCGCAAGAATAACATATTTTCCCCAATCACAATCCCGTGGAAAATCAGAAAACATGATTTTGCTTTTGTTCACACGCTTATAACCACCGATTACCAAATCAGCATCGTTCTTGATACAATTATCAATAAATGTCTGAATGTAATCCTTCTCAATATAATCGTCGTTATCTATAAACATTATGAATTTCCCGGTCGCTACTTTTATTCCAAGATTTCTAGTTTTAGATACACCTTCATTGATTTTTGTAATAACTTTTATTCTTGAATCTTCCATTTCTTTTTCTTTTAGGATCTCTAAGCTGTTGTCAGTTGACCCATCGTTAATTAACAGTAACTCAAAGTTTCTAAACGTATTTGCAGTTATTGAATCAATGCATCGAGTCAAATGTTCTGCAGCATTATAAATAGGGACAACAATTGTGAGTGCGGTTACGGTCGACATTTTTTCACCTTTTATTCTGAAATAAGTTTCTTTTAATAAAAAATAGCACTCAGAGTAAAAAAATACAACTTACAGAATTGTCACATAACGATCAGGCAAAAGGTGAGTTAATTTAATTGATTTTAGAATTGCTCATGCAAAGAGTGGATTTTTTTGTCAGCAAAAATAATCTTCTTCCTTGCTGTTAAAATGCTTCTAATGTAGAATTTTCCGTGACGACATAAAATCGTCAATGAAGAGTATCATGTCTAAAAAATTGATAAAAAGTTAAAGATGCGTTAGATTTGTATTAGAGGTGATTCTATGAAAGTCGATAAATTACATTACAGAAAAGTAATTAATAGTGCAAAACACCTAGAGTACAATGCGATAAGATACTTTCAGTCTTTTTCTGATCATAGTAACATTGAAACAATTAATGAGGAAATAGACTATTTAATTAAAAATGATGTTTATCATAAGATAGTACGTACATCTCGAAAGTCGTTTTTGGGAGATAAAATATTGATCAGAAAAAACTTCGAGCAGGATTTTAAACTTTTAGAGAAGTATGCAGCTTTTTTTAACCAGCATGAAATTTGAAAAACAATACTCATAAAAACTTTTCATTTAATTATGTTACTCCTCTATGGAGATGGTTGGTTTTTATAAATAAATAGCCCGCTTCAGCGGGCTTGTACATAGATCATATTCATTTCACTTGCAGTAACCAAGTTTATCCTATAGATTAGTATATGCGTGCAATACTCTACGAGGAGTATTAGGCGGTAATGCTTGGGGAAGTGTGCCTAGTACTCTTCGATTTTTTTATTTTAGCATTATTTCAATGTAATAGATATTATTGATTAGAAAACCGTCATAAATTTGTTGAGTTTGATTATTAAAAGATGTATTGTAGACTCATACCCAAAATGTTTATTTTTCGTTTACTCTTTCGAGATCCACTCTACGCAGGATAGGGTGGATTTTTTTTTGAAATAAAAACTATGTTCTTGTAGAATGGAATTATAGCCTTGACCGGGGCTATTTCATTTTATATCTTTTTTCAGGCCCACTCTCCTTGAGGGTGGGTTATTTTATGCAAACAAATAGCCCACTTCGGCGGGCTTGTACATATACACATAAAAATTTTGAGGAGTTGATTGATGTGACTACCAAAGAATTAAAAGCATTGATTGAGCAATTTGAAGATAAAGACGAAATAGAATTTTGTGCAGCGACGTCCGAAGGGAATGGCTACTCTGATGAAATCTTCTTAGGGAAAGCCACTCAAAAAGCAAAAGAAGGTGAAGGTATCCAAACGATCGAACTATACTTTGGTTGCTAAGCTATCAAATACTTAGAAAAAGGTGGGTAAATTGGCTAATAAAGATTTATTAAAAATAAAAAAAGATTTAATTGAAAAGAGCAAAGGCTCTGAAAAAGTTAAAGTGACCGAAAACCAAATAAAAAGCATAAAGACTATAAATGAAGAAACCTTTCTGTATTTTCAGTTTTTTCAAGAGTGAATTAATAATATTGATATCCAGAATACTATGGTGTAATATAAATTCAACCAACCAATTCAATTTTTTTGTTATACTTCTTTTTGTCCACTCTATTTTGTAGTTAACTGGCTCAAAGCAACTTACTAAGTGAAAAGAGGAAATTTAAAATGAAAAAAATGTTAGTATTAATGTCTTTTCTAGCAATTTTATTGGCTGGCTGCGTTCAGAAAAGTGTCTCTTCTAATGAGTCTAGAAATTCTAATGAAATTACAACCGATACTTCTTCTACCTTAAAAAGCAAAGAAAGCACAAATGATTCTACGACAGATGAGAAGCGATCGATTGATACATCTGAGGTTTCTGCTACTGTAAAAAATACAGAATCAACAATGGAGTCTTCTTCTCAATCAGAGAAAGATAATTCACTAGAAGGTTATTCTGACGATCAAATCGAATATGCTCGCGTATGGTTAGCAACTATGGGAACCACATATAAGAAAGATCTAGAAGACCCCAATACAGGATTTGAATTACATGTACGTAAAGAATCTGCAGGATACCCTGTTAATCCATATGCTGAAGACAGTGTTACTTTTCCGGAGGATACTGTTATACTCAGCGCTAAATACGCATATCAAAGTTTAGTTATTTATTCTAGTAATTATGATGGAACTATTACGAAATATCCAGTTCCTGGTCATTTTCAAAATCAAGAGGAAAACACGAGAGAAGGATCTCAAAAAATTTTGGATGGTGCTACCATAGTAGCCATTCCTACAAGTAATCCAGAAGATGTCAAAGAACTAATTAATGTAATGCACATAGATAATTAGTCTCTCTTATAGATAACTAGGACCTGCTTGAAAAGTCATCCTGAAATCACAAAAAAATAGCATTTTATTCAAAAAAATTAGAATTTTGTTTTGCAATGATTTATTCTTAACATTTCTGAATTTTTTAATAGAATTTCAGTTTTCAAACACGCTCGAGTTTCAGTATAAAAAAGACCCTAGCGAAAGCTAAGGTCTTTTTTATTGTTTCCATTCACCTGTTCTTAAGTCTATTAGTTCTTCCAATTTAAGAACAGATTTAAAACTTTCATTGTATTCATTATTTCTTGTTTGCTCGTCGAGCTTAAATGATAAATTGTAATAATCACCATTTTTCTTTTTTAGTATTAAATTATTTTCTATCAAAAAATTTATTATCTTTTTTTGCCGATCAAGATCATCGATCTCAAGAAAGAAACATGCAACTCCATTACCATCTTTGCGTGGCATACTACTTAATTTTGCAGTGCTAACAATTTCCTCAACAACACTTTTTTCGCAATATGATCTAATTGTGTCTCTCGCATCAAAGAAGTTAAAGAAAACCATCCATTTTCCTGTTTTAAATTTATCCATACTCTTTCCGGAAGTGAAATATTCCCAATTAGCTAAAATTACGTTATCCATATTTTTACCTCCTTTTAATAAGAGTAACACTTATAATAAACGATTACAATATCGTGTGAGATCGTTTTCGTTCAGTTTTATAGATTGAGAATGAAAAAAGTTATTTATTGTAAATATTTGAAAAGGGAAGTAATTTCACAGAAAAAAACCTGTGCTCTTTAGAGTATGGATCCTTTATTCATTGCTTCAAATTCAATCATAATCTTCGTCTTACCAATCACCGAATACTTCCTAACAATAAATTGTTTCCTACTATTATATTCACCAGCAAGCACAATCTGCATTCCCTCATCCACATCGGCTAAGAAGTTCAAACTATGCCCCGCAATTAAACAATTCGCTCTACCAATCGAGAACCGCACCAAAGGGGTCTTGCTCATCTTCAATACACGTATCTTCGATACATAGCCTTTCATCGATTTCATAACAATCGCCTCCATAGTGTTGTACATAATAGCGACAATCCGTTTTACCTAAAGTGACAGCAACATAAAACGCGACACATTTTGCGCCGAATAAAGCTTCCTGTGACTCAGAAATACTGCACGGATAATCATTTATAAACTCAGAGAAAGATAGGTAGCCCTGCTCATATTGACTGATGATATTCATTACACATCAAACCACTTTTTCTCAGAAAAGAAATCTATATTTCGAATTTCACCATATTCTATGAGGGTGGATCCGATGTAGATTCCCAGATCATTGTGACCAGAAAGAAATCCGGTTATATCAGGCATAAATTTTCCCAACTGAGTATAATTTAGTTGCACGACTAACTTTTTGTGTTTCATAAGCGCTTCTTGAAGAAACTTTCCTATTTCTTCTTCATCCATTTCTGGTTTAGGAGGGCACACATAAGCTAACTCTTTGTCAACTCTATCAATATCAGTTGTATGTTCAGACAAGAAGAATCCTATCCACTTTAATTTTTTGCGATCCTCATAAGGTTTAATCATTCCCAT